ACCTCTGGCTTGGAGGTGTCCTTTGGGTAAATAGACCGCACCCTCTGCACCTCTGCTAACATTGACCCATTGGTGGAATTGGTGCTATAACCAGCGACAAGATAAATCTCAAAGACATCTTCCTTTTGTACACTCGCCTGCGTGGCTGTGAGTTCCATTACCTTTGAGCCAGACTTCCTGTCAAATGGCATCTGTGACTGCTGAGGATTGAATGAGGACGAGGTGGTTGTCTCCGCTTTAACATAAAGGCCACTAGACTTCATTGTGTTTAAGATTGTTCCATCCCTCTTGTGCTCAATCTCAATATGTGCATTTACACTAGCACTTGCTCCAAAATATCTCCAGCTTCCGTTTGGTAGCTCTATTTCTCTAACGCCCGCCTCCGCCTCGGCATATACAGTCACGAAAAACTTCACCTCTCTATTGCCTGCGTCCATCGTCGCCATACTTACGAATGTGCGTCTCGTCTCGCTTTCAGTAGCTCGCCCTCCTTTGGTTTGAAAGTCCAAATCAATATCTTTCATCTCCGTAGACGCATTCACCATATCGCTCTCGGTGCGTGCCTTACCTCCCACCTGCATATAGCTATTGAGGGCATCACCAAACCCGATATAGTTGCCATTGAAGAATAGCTCACCAATGTGACCCACGCCATTGTTATTAAAAGCGGTGGCTTCCCCAACTTGCTTTAGGTCTGCACGCTTGCACACCTCCCAGCGAGTCCAGTCTAGGTTGCGACCACCGACAATCGCAAACCCCAGCTCATTAAGCTTCACTTTTCGCTTGCTGTCGTCGGGCTTTTCAATCGCATTCAACTCCGCAATGAGGTTAACTCCCCACTTCGCATTAGCCCCGCTCACCGTCGTCTTTTTGTCATCATCGCAAGTGTAGCTAATCCCCAGGCGCATCACCTTGGCACCCTCGGTCTGCGAGCCACTAATCATCGCTGTGACGTCCTTGGAGTTGGGGTCACTTAGGATGATATCATTCGTCAGCACCAGCCCACCAGCCACCTGCGTCTTGCCATTCTTTAGGCTGTCAAGGAGGTACTGAATATCCTTTGTGTCCGTCTTGTCTATTAACCCTTGCTCCAATTGTGCTTGGGCTTTGTTTAGGGTGGAGATGAGCGTATTGGCGTTGGAAAGTCCAGCGTTAATCTCTTGCACTGCTGTGGCTCGTGCTTGGGCTTCCTTGTCTATATCTGCTTGAATATCCTCGGGAGCAGGCGTCCAATCAGTCGCAACAAACCCTTTTTCAAACTTGAAATCCCAAAACCGCACATCCTTTGGTGGGTCAAATGGATCCGTACCATAAAAGTAAAACCAGCTATATTTAGATGCCTTTAACTCCTTAAAAGTAATAGTATGTAACCACGAGCCATCACCCAAATCAGTCGTGGTGGCGGTAGTACCGCCCCAATTTGAATTCCAGCCTTTCCCATTGTCAAGACGTGTGTAGTAGATATAATCTCTATACTTTTCTCCCACCGAGCATTTGTAGCTAAGTGTATAAGTACCGTCAGGAAATGGCGAGTGTAACCTTATTGTGTACGGTTGTGACGAATCATTCAACTGCGTCCAAAGAAGCGCATTTCCGTCAACCACCACTTTGAAATTTTCAGTACTGCTGTTGCCGAGCGTGCTTATAGGCTTCAAAAGGTTGCGACCACCGACTTGTATTTGCCCGTCCAACTCTTTGGCTTTGGCTACTGCGTCATCGTACGCTTTTTGAGCTTGAGCAATCGCACTCCTCTCCGCCTCAGTTAGCACTCCATCGGAATAGGCCTTTGCATTCGTTTCAGCGAGCTCCGCCCTCTTTTCCGCCACGTTAATTGCCCTCCTCTCCGCTTCGGTTAGCACTCCATCAGCGTATGCCTTTTGCCTTTGCTCTAGCAAAGCATCTTGGGCTTCGGCATACGCTTTAGCTGTTTCCAACGCCTTGTTCGTTGCGTTTATACGGGCTTGCTCCTCTTTTGTTACAATACCGTCTGCGTGTGCTTCCGCCTTAACTCGTTCGGCTTCGGCTTGTGCATTGGCGTAAGCTTCCCACGCCCTCTTGCTCGCCTCTTCGCTCTCCTTTAGTTGTGTCGCACCAATGTACCGCACCTTGTCCACCCAGTGGCTTTCCACAAATGCACTGCTTCCCTGCTTGGCGAATAGCATTGTCCCCGCCTCGTACGAAATGCCATTGAGCACCTGCGAGGACTCCAATACCCACGTGTCACCCTCCTCATACTTCGTTGGCTTTACAAGGAATGTAGTGCTCTTGCCGTCCGCCGTCGTTTGGGCCTTAGAGGCTTGAGCGAGTGCTTGCGATACAAGGGTGTCGTGAATTTCCTGCCACTTAAACTCCGTTGTGTACCGCCACGATTTGCCCATAAATTCACCGCTCTCATCAGTACTAGTATAAGTATCACCGATGTGACGAGCTTTGAGCCCGTTGGTCGTCCACTCATTCTCTGGAGCCTTGTCGGGGGCTGGTGCACCAGGATAAAACCAATTAGACACCTCTCCATCGGCCTGCTCTTGCAAATTGTCTAGCCGTTGGTTTGCTTTGTTTATAAGGTCAGTGAGCGTTGCATTGTCATTCGCTCCACTCTCACGGAGTGCATCTAGCGCCTGCTGTAGTGTCTGTGTGCTATCAGATAGGGCTTTATCTCCCTCCTCTCGTGCCTTGGCTTCCTTGTCTAGATCTGCTTGCACGTCTTCGGGGGCAGGAGACCAGTCAGTCACCACTGTGCCTCGCTCGACCTTCACGTTTGAAAGGGTGACATCAGACACGGTGTCTGCCCCATTGCTCCAGCCGTGTGGATAGATATAAATACTTTTAAGACCATCTACTATTGCTCCATCCTTGTTAGGTGTCTTTAACGTTGCACTGTAATGTGTCTTTCCGCTTTCAAATGGAATATAAATGCGAGTAAAAAGATGAGTGCTGTAAGCAAAGTACACCATAAACCTGTTGTCCTCTGGCGGAGTCAGAACTTCTACATCAAATTGAATTGTATAGTCTGTATCTTTTATCAGGCATTCCGAAAGCATATAATAAGCGTATCCTGCACTAAGTCGTCGTGGCTGTTGGGTGCGGAGAGCAAGGTTGCGACCACCGACTTGCACCTCCTCCGAAATCACCTGGTCAATGTCCTTTGTGCTTCCGTCTGGTCGTCTAAACTCAATCTTGTCGCTGTAGATATTGCCGGTCTCTAGGTCAATCAGCATATTACCGCTCCTAGAGCGTATATAGCGAGTGGCGATATGCGAGGGGCTTATCTCCGTAAAGCCATAAAGTGGCGTAAAGTCTCGGCTCCCCTCCGTGCCGTTCAGCAACCCAACAAGCAAGCGGTCGGGGGTAATCTCCAGGGGCTTCGTACTGACTACGTATCTCGGCGTTGGCTTTAGCTCCACATAGATATGTGCCTGCTGTTCGTCTGGCTTTAGGGTGTAAGTGAGTGCGGGTATCGTCGTCTCCACGGTCTTTGGCTCGGGCTCTAGGGTCGTGCCTGCGACCCTCTGACGTATCGTTTGCTTAGGTATCGTCACAGCTCCGCCCTTACCCTCATTCCAGCTAAAGCCACCTCCCACGAACTCAAACTGCAAGGCAGGTGAGCCAATCACTGCATACATCGTCTGCAACGTCTCTGGCTTCAGTGCCTTGCTAAACCCCTCCACCTTTAGCTTCTCCACCATTTCCCGCACCGCCTCGGTGTCTTTGTAGGTGCGATCCTGGAGCTTCACCAGCCCTGCCCGAAGCTCCTCACGCTGTCGTACCTCTGCATTCTCAAGGGTAGCGATTTGAGTCGCCAGCGAGCCAACCACATAGGGAGCATTTGAAAAGGTGATGCGAGGGGTGTAGGGGCTGTTCAGTGACGTCCGTACCGAGCTAATCCGCACCTCACTAGAGGCACCCTCCAGTCTCACAATCGTGCCGACCACCAGCTTATGAGCCACCGCCCCCCAATTCTTCTTCGCCCAAAGCCCATCCAGCTCCGCACGATACTGCAGGCGTGGCTCCAGTCGCTCCGCCATATACTCCGCACCCCTCAGTAGTATCTCACCCTCGGCGCTTGTGATGTACTCATCAGGGAGAGAGCAGCCAAAGATAGCATACTTATCCCCAACAGCAGGGTAGAAAGTGGTAGGCTCAGGCATCAACACCCCGTCAATCTCCTTACGCACCAGCTTGAACCGCTTCTCACTGTGTACATAGCCAACCAGCTTATCCTCCTTCGTAGCAAGGTCAAAGGCACGCCCCGCAAGGCGTCCGCTTTGGAACTCCAGTCGCATCGTATCCCCTCCCACACGGTGCTGACCATAGTCAATCGTATTGGCGTCGTCCAGCACGTCCCACTCATCGCCCACTTGCTCCACCTTGCTCACCGTGCCGACCCGCTTAGGGTAGATGGAAGAGGCATCAAAGGCACGCTCCGAGGTATTGAGCCGTGTATCCCCCTCAAGCGAGATGTACCGCCCTTCAGCGTCCGCAACAAAGGAGCGACCGCCCACCGACACCTTGCCACCCTTAGGAAGGTGCAGTTGGTGCCCGCCATACTTCGTGGGGTCAATGTTGCGGTCACCGCCCACCACATAGAGCCGACCGATTGCCGTCTCCTTGGGGTCTGGCTCCACCGTGATATCTTTCTTCAGTCCATTGCGATAAGCTAGCAAGAGCGGATCCGACTTGTACCGCTCCACCTTGCCGAATGAGATAGCCCCGTCCGTCAACTGCACCTCCGTTTCAAACTTAGAGGCCACCATACGGCACGCCTCCAGGAGCGAGGTGTTATTGAAAGCAATCACCCGAGTGGTGTCGCCAGTAGTGCAGGCACCCACCTTCCAGCTAGGGAGGCAGTCCGATATAAGCTCTGCATACTGATCCGTCCGACCGGTAAAGACGAACTTCGTCCGCCCCAGCTTATCCTTTACTAGCACCCTATCCAGCTCCAAGTGACGCCCCTCGAGGTTGAGAGTATAGCGGTACTCCCGTGTGCTTACCTTCACCACCTTAGGGGTAGAGAAAAGCGAATACCGCTCCCCCCGCCACGTCACGTAGCAGAGCTCAGGTACCAGTACCTCCTCCGCCAATACAAAGTCAAGAGAGATGCGGTTGAACCGCTCCAACGTCTCCTCACAAAAAGAGCTATCCAGGGCGACCACCTCTCGCCACAGTTTGCCATCAGGTCTATATATCTTCATAACGTCAAAAAGTTTAAGTCCACCTCCCAATAAAATGTATCATCATACAGCTCAAGGGCAGAGGTACCGCCCGATTGATACTCCATCTCCACGCCGTCCACCAGCGTCTTAGGGGCAAAGAGCACTGACACTAGTCGGTCGTACGCTCCCCATAGCTCCGCCCCTTTCGCCTTGATTAAGAGCTTTAGAGAGCGAGAGCTTCGCCCCTGCACCACCGCACCGTTCGTCACATAGAGACCGCCCACCATACCCGTTACCTGCTCAGAGGCTCCAGGTTTAATTACCACCGTGCTACCTGCGAGCTGTGACCCCTCAAGGAGTGTCTCCGAAAGCGTCGTTGGCGTCTTAGATAGCACCACCTTAGGGGTGTCCAGCACGCCCGAGAGGCGCACCTCCGTAAGAGCTTCGCTGAACTCCTCCCGAGTGGCGTTGGTGATGCGAAGTGGGACCACCCGACCGAGGAACTGCACCTCTGCCACCTCTTTACTGAGTAGCGAAGCCCACAGCCCTGTCACCTGCGTAGGGGCTAGCCCAATGACCACCTCCACCTCCTTACTACTGGGGTAGAGAGGCTCAGTGGTATCTACCTCTGTAGGGGCGTCACCCCATTCATTCACGAGCCGTTTCTTAGGCTTCGGAGGGGTGAAGAGCGAGGCGAGCGACCCTTGCTTCACCTCCACTTCCACTCCGTTAACTATCATCTTGATTGCCATACCTCCCTTACTTCATCGTTAACCCGTTCGTCACCACGTCCTTGATATTGGTGTCAATGCTTCGCGTGTGGCTCTCCACCTGCTCAGTGAGTGAACGGATCGCCCGCACCTCTTGCCACCCTTTCGTCTGCAGACTTAGGAGCGTGGCGGAGTAGGCGTCAAAGTTTTTGGAGAGCTTATCCACCATCTGCACCTGCAGATTGAGGAGGGCGTTATTCTCGTCTACACTCTCCTGCGACGCTTGAGCAATTCCCTTCGCCTCTGCGTGGCGGCTATCCTCCGTGGAGAGAGCGTCACTGCCAATCGCCTTAGCCATCGCCTCGTACTTCTTCCGTACCGCCTCCGTGGTGCTGTAGTAGCTTTGGCGAAGGGCTTCTATCTCCGTCTCTGTGTATGCTCCGTCCTCACCCGCCTTGGCGAAGTCATCATACCACTTCTGCATCTCCTTCACGAGGTACTTATTCTTGATGATTCGCTTAATCGCATTCTGCATCGTCTTTTCAAACGTCTCCGCAGGCGACTTCATCGCATCATCTAGGTTGCTAATCCACTCGAGGGCGTCACTCGTTACCGCATCTAGCGAGGTGCCCGTAATGGCGTCCTTTCGCTTCTTCTCTGCATCTGCTATCTGCTTCTGCATCTCTAGGATATTAGAGTAGTAGTCCTGCATCTCCTTACCGAGGGCTCCCCATAGCTTGGGTGACTGCTTGAGCTTCTCTATCTCCTCAATAGATAGCTTCTTGAGGTTCTCAAAGGCGTTGAAACTGCTAGCGAATAAGAAGCCGTTATGCTCCCCTTGGAAGATATCCCGCCCGAGCGTCTTCTTCAGTAGCTCCGCCTCTTCTTTCAGCCTATCCACCACGTAGAAGCCGTGCGAAGACTTGGCACCGATGCCGAGGAAGCCGTCCTTTGCACCACTTGACATCCACTTACTCATCATCTCGTAGGTCTCCTTCTGCCCCTGCTTGAGGAGGGCGAGCGTCTTCTTGTACGCCTCACCCACCTTGTCGGGGGAGAGGGACCGCATTAGCTCCATATTCGCCCGAGCCAACTCGCGGGTGGAGTTGATGAGCGACTGGTATGCTCTCTTCTGCTCTTCGCTCAGCTCCGTATTCTTTGAAAACCACTTCGCCACCCTCTGCATAATAGAGATAGCAGAGCTAATGATAGAGAGGATGACCGTACCCGCCTCCAAGGTCTTGAGTGCCTTTTGCGTCCCAGTGGTTGCCGTCTTCACTCCCTTCACAGAGGTATTAGCAAAGGTCATAATGCCGTCAATCATACCGATTACAGAGGTGGAGAGCCCGCCTGCCTCTTGTATGATGCTCCCGAGCGTACCACCCACCGACTGCCCGAGCTTGTCAAAGCCCGCCGTTAGGTCAGTGAGCGTCTTATGGAGGTCTTGCCAATCCTTAAAGCTACGACTGGTGCCACCCTTATTTGCCTCCCGCTTCGCTTTCTTAACCATCTCTATCAGCTTCGCCACCTCTGCACGCTTCACAGCTAGCTCCTCAGGGCTAACATCTGAGCCCGTCTCTAGCACCTCAAGGGCGGCCTGAGCCTCTGCGAGCTTCTGAATAAGGGCGTCGAGCGACATATCTGCCACCTTATCTAGCCACTCTTGGAACTCATCGCTACGCATTGCAAACTGAAGGTCGATCGCCTCAAGGGTGGTCTTCTCCTTCTCTTCTGCCTCCTTAACATTCCCCTCATCGCCACGCTCACGAAGTACCGCAATCTCTTTTTCTGCTTCCTCCATTGCTGCCCGTCGCTGTTGCTCATAGGTGGCATACTTCTCCAGTAGGCTCTGGTAGTACTTGTCCTTGTCCTGCGTCCGCTTCTCCTCTGCCTGCACCTCTAGGTCGTAAAATAGGGCGTTTGCTTGCTCTTGCGTCGCCTTGTGCTTGGTGATGTACTCCTGCTTGCTCTTCTCGATGTTGTCGAGTGCTATTTGGTACTGAGCTTCTATCAGCTCCATGCCCGATAGACCTGAGATAGCCGACTGCCGAAGACTGTCCGCACCGCTCTCTACTTGCTTGTGTACACTCTCCTCAAAAGACTTGCGTAGGCGTGCTGCCTCCTCCGTTAGCTTCTTCGCCTTGGAGTCGCCAGTAGTGGAGGTGCCGAGGAGTCCATTCAGTGCCGACTTAGCGGAGTTGAGTTCCTTTGTTTTCTCCTCGATGAGTGACGCAAAGGTCTGCCCCTCCTCTAGTTTCCAATCGCCCCTGCGGAGCTTGCGGAGGTCTTCCTCTAGCCCCTTTACTCTAGCTCTAGCACTATCCACCTCGCCACTGAAGGTAGCTTTCTTCACCTCTTTATCAAAGCCGGCCAACGTCTCCTTGGCTGTCTTGATACTGCGGTCTAGCTTCTGCATCTTATCCACGTCCATGAAGTCAGTGTAGCCCTTGAGGGTTGTTTCTGCTACCAGCTTCTCCCGCTCCTGGAGTAGTCTGTTCACCTCCTTCTCTTGCAGTGCTCGCTTATCGGCTGTGGTCATTCGGGCTAGATTTTGCTTCCGCTCCTCCTTGGCTATATCCGCTTCGGCTGCGCGGATCTTCGCTTGTATTCCCTCTAGCTTCTTGGACTCATACTCAATAGAGGCAGAATAGGAGAAGCCGCTAACCGCTGGTGTATTTTTAGCGTCCTCAAGAGCCTTTTTTGCTGCTTTCTCCTCCTCCCTTAGCTCGGCTAGGTCAGCCTTCATACTTGCTACCCCGCGATCCTCTTTGGCTTTTTTGAGTATCCTCTCCAGGTCAATCAAGCTCATCAGCTTAATCTCCTCGTCGGTCATATTCTTGAATATCTCAGGGAATAGACTGTTGAGTAATTTGCGTGCGTCATAGACCTCTAGGAGGGTGGAAGACTCGTTCTTCATCGTCTGCACCGCCGCCATCGCCTTCTCCTTAGCTTCTTCGGCGTCGGCCTTTGCCTTCTCATTCGCCTCATTCAGCCATTTCTGAGCCTTCTCCACATCGGAGGTACGGTCCCGAAGGATGGCATAGGCAGCGACTAGACCAATCACCGCTCCAACGAGTGCTACAATCGGGTTGCTCTTAACGGTAGCGTTGAAGATAGCCTGCACCTTGGTGGCTATCTTGGTGCTAGCAATATAGGAGACGAGCCCCTTTTGGTGAATGCCCATAGCGATAGAGCAAGCCACAACGGCCGCCCTTGCACTGCCGTAAGTGATGATAAGGGTGCCGAGCGCCTTGCCAACCTCCTTATAGTGCTCCACAAGGAAGGAGACGCCCTGCAAACCCTTATTGAGCATACCTTCACTCGACTTCCCTATCTCGTCATACATTATCTGAATGGCGTCCTCGATATTGGAAATCTGACCCGTGAGCGACTTACTTTGCTCCTCCATAAGGTTATTGAAGCGGTTGGTACGCATACTCTGCATCGCCTGCTCAAACTCCTTGGCACCCACCTTACCAGCGGAGACCAACTCGGAGACCTTGTCCTTGGTGACGCCAAACTGCTTCGCTAGCTCTTCCGCCAAAGGAATACCACGCCCCATAAACTGGATCATATCACGGGTGTAGACACGTCCTTGCGTCATCGTGGTACCGTAGAGGTAAACGAGGTCACCAAGTGGGAGGGAGAGGCCCGAGGCGATATCCCCTAGCATCAGGAGCTTATCATTAATGTCCTCCGCTGCCACCCCGTAGGCGAGGAGTTGCTTCGCCCCTTGCGTCACCCCTTGGAGGTCAAAAGGGGTCTTCGCAGCGGTGTCGGCCAGTTGTGTGATGAGTCCCTGAGCCTTGTCGGCGCTCTTTAGCATCGTACCAAAGGCGATCTCCAGCTGTTGGAACTCGCCACGGACGCTCACCAGCTTATTCACAAACCCAGCGACCGCCCCAGCGGTGAGGAACTTCGCCAGCACTCCAGAGAGTTGGTCAAAGCTAGTGGCACTAGCTCTATTCGCCTCGGTGCTATCCTCCAAGCTCTCCGTGAGCTCATTGAGATGCTCTTTGGCGTCGCTCACCTTCTCCTTCAGCTCCTCCACCGCTTCACTGCTCTTCTGGGTGTTGATCTCGGGGAGCTTAAAGGCGGTTGGCGGGAACTGGAAGCCCCCAAAGGGGTTGCGTGGGAGCTCAATAGCCGCCTTTATCTTCAGATGCTGCTGTATCATCTGCTCGGTGCGGGCCGTCATCTCCGTGAGGTTTTGGAGCTTCCGCAGGAACTCCCTATCGTCTAGGTCAATACTGTATGATTTGTGTGCCATCTCTCTATCTCTACTATTGCTGTGCTTGTATCATTCGGGCAAAGTCGCCAATGCTCCTTGCCTCTCGGGTCTCCGTTGGTGCAGGGGTGTCGCTCTTACTCTCAAAGGAGGGGATTACCCGAGCGTACATCACGAGGTCCTCCATCGTCATCTCATCGAGGATATAATTCGGTGTGAGGTGGTAGTAACTAGCGACACTCGCAATCACTCCCCAGAAGGAGTCTCCACTTCCCTCGTCGGGGCTAGCCGGCTTTGCCGGTGGCTTAGGAAAGTGGTAAAGACGAAAAAACCCTCTACCTCCCCCTCTGCGGTCAGTACCTCCAGTACGAAGTTGGCTATCTCCGTAGGGGTGCATTTTCTTGCGAGTGCCTTCCGAAGCGAGGAGCTACCCTCCCCGTCGGTGAGGAAGAGGGTGGCCGCCTCGGTGAGGGCGTCGGCCTGCTGTAGGGTCTGTATCATCTCCATGATGCTTACCCCCTCCTCCGTGTGGGGCGTGAGCTTCGTGAAGAGGGCTTCTACCTGTAGCGATGTGCGGACAGAGGGGCGAGGCACCTCCAGCTCCACCCCTCCGAGCTTTGCCTTGATAGGGGCTCGGGTGATACTCTCAATCACTCGTATAATCTCCGACTCTGCTCTCTTGAATAGCTTCATAATAATCTGCGTAGTTTAATCACTCCTATAATGATGGCCACCAGCGTGGCGCCAATCACCACGCCCCAAAGGGTGGCATTGATGCGGACGGGTAAGGTAGTAATGGCGGTTGGTGGTGGTGGCGGTGTAGTCACCTCTCTAATCGTGTCTCTTTGCACAATGTAAAGGGTATCTTGCAACCGCTCCACCACTTGGGTAAGCTCTCCTTGCTCCTCTATCTCCTCGCGCTCTAGGGCGCCACTGGGTAGAAACCAGCGTGCGGTATGGCGTTGGTAGGGTAAGCGAATGCTATCCCGCTCCAGCTTTACCCCCTGCTGTATGGTGGCGGTGTGGCTCTGCACCACCTCCTTTGTGGGTCGGCACCCTGCACAAAGGAAAGCGAGTATAAAGGCGGCGACGGTACTAATCAGCATGGCGACTATCGCAATCAATGCGTCCCTTGCCTCGTCGTTATCTGGTTCTCTCCTTCGTCTCATAGCCCTGCGAGGTCCAGCCCCTTATTAATGGCGGTTGGGTCGCCTGGCACTCCGCACTCCACTCGCCACATCGCTTCAATAAGTCGGTAGACGAGGTCACGATTAGCGAGGTCCAGGGGTGCATCTCTCTGTATCTTGGCTCTCGCACTCACTCGCTCTATATACCGCTCGGTATGGTTTTCGTTGGTGGGTGCGTACCGGTGCAAAATCTCCGTGAGGGTATGGAGGTGGTATCGCCGTTGGTAGTTCCTCAAAATCACAATGGCGGCACGTACTCCCCATTCGGGGGCGGTGAATTGGCAAAAAACGGGGTCGCTCTGCGTGGGCGCTAACCCTCTCCAGCGGTCGTTGGTACGTCGTATGTTGAGGGGGTTGTTATTCCTCAGTCCCCTTGGTAGGCTCTTCTTCATCTCTTATCTGCTTAATCTCGTTATCATCGACCTCTATCCCTAGCTCGCGAAGGAGTTTGCCGATAAACTTCACCGCTAGCACGTAGTAGAGGAGCTTCAGTCCCCGTGTGTTGGGGGCAATCTGCAGACAGTTCTGCAGTATCTTCACTGTGTAGCCCCAAACCGCTATCCACGAAACCACCTTGATGGCGAAGAGCGACTTATCCGTGTCGCCAAAGATGTAGAAAGCGAGGTGGAGTAGGATGACCAGCCCCGTATACATCATCAGCTGTATCCCTGCCCTCCAAAACTTGGTGAGGCTGAACCGCTCTCGCTTGGTGATATAATTGCTTTGATACCCTACAAACGCATTCACCACGGCAAATAATACCAACAGCATAAGGGCATTGGCCGTCGGAGCAAGAGCCGCCATAATCACCGCCCAAATGGCAACGATACCCGCTCTTATCTGATCTATTACGTTCCACATATACTCTGTAGATAAAAACGGGGCGGGAGGGATTTACTCCTTACCCGCCCCTTGATTAGCTTGTTTTACTTCTTGATTACGCGGTGGTAGTGCTTGCGTCGCTGACGGTGAATAGGGAGCCGTCATCCTCCGCAATCGCGTTATAGGTTACTTTCGTGCCGTACCCACCGTCCTCAGTGAAGACGGGAGCTACTGACACAGTACCCTTCTTGAAGTTGATAACCTCTCCAATCTTATCCTTTGGGGATATCACAAGGGTGGTCTCTCCCTCTAGCACCGACTTGAATGCGCCTGCCTCAATACCCTTTATTTCGTAGCTAACACGAATGGAGCCCTGCATCTGTCGCTTATCTACAACACGTCCGCTGATGGCTTTCCACTCTTTGGTGTTGCCCTCCTGGTACTCAAGGCTGTAGCTTCCTTCTTTTACTACTCCAGTGGGACCCTTACCGAGCTTAAACTCTAGCTCTCCCCACGCTGTTCCTTTTACTGTTGCCATAATATTTGCTATCTATCAATTAATGCGTTATACTTGTACTTGATGCGGAGCGTCACTCGTGTGGCCCCGTTGTCCTCTTCCGTCTGCACGGTGCGTTCAGTCCTTAGGTCGTACCCGCTTATTCTCGTCTCTTTTAGCATATTAAGGAGTGTCCTTGCCACTGCTGTGGAGCGGGCTACGTTCTTAACTGAGTAGGAGTCTCCCCTCGTCTCGTTGGGGACATAAACATTGACCACAACTACCCCCGTCTGTACTTGACCGTCAAGCCCAGAGAGGAAGGATACAACCGCATCCTCTTTATCTCCTCTGTTCGTTGGTCTTGCACCACGGCGGTAGGCTTCTCCGTCGATACGGCCCTTGAGGTACTTACTTACGGCGGTGTAGATATCGCTCTCGACCTCTTCAGCCGTCTTGAAATCTCCTCGCGCCATTAGGCTCACCTTTGCCATTCTGCCATCAGTTTGTCAATGATTAACTCTCCTGCGGTGTTCACGTCGTATCCCTTGGCTTCTACGAAGGTGGCGTAATGCTCTCCTGCTACGAAGATGAGGCTCGTGCCTTTGCTTGGCATCATCTCTTCAATTAGCTTCTTGCCTTTCTTCCTACCTTCCTCGCCGTTAAGTACCACGTTGAAACCTCCCTCGTGGAGGATCTCGCCATCTCTAACCACTGCGTATCCGATTGAGCTAATGAGACACCCAGTGCGGTCTTGGAACGCCCTTGAGCTGACTGCCATCTCGTAGGCCTCCTCGCCTACTAGAATGAGCCACTCTAGCTGGTCCCGCCTCACCTCTTCCTTGAAGCTCTGTGCAAACTCACTAAACTCCATACGGCTCTCCTAACTCTATCTCGTAATGATCTAGCAGATAGGCCTTCGCCACGCTCTGCACGCTGTACCCACCTAGCGACTTACCTCCGTCCGTGAATAGCTCTGCTTGTGTACTCTCTTCTATCCACACTGGAGCATCTGCAATCGGTAGGTGCACGCGGTAGAGCGACTGGCGAAAGTGACCATCTGAGTACCTTCCCCGCACGTCATCACGCACCGCCTGCTTTTGGCACGTGATGGGCTCCGACCACTCAAGAGAGGAGGTTGGCACCCCATATTCGTCGGGGGTGTCATCTCCAACCTTGTGGGAGAGCTTTATTTGTGCGTTGGGTACTAACATTGTATGAGTGATTAGTAAATGGTAACCTTTGGTCTGTCCGCACCATCTAGGAGGTTTTCAATACCAAGCTCACGGCACTTCGTGCGGTAGTAAAGGCGGAGGGCGTCTTGCCCTGCTCTGGAGATGGATACCCCCAACTCGCTGATGCTAGTCGGTTGCAAAAGCACCTCTGGAATGCGCTTTACAAATGCACGCTCTGCGGTGGCTAGTGTCTCACTCGTGAGGGGAGCGTCTGGGTCTAGCTTACTCGCTATAACCACTGTCTCCACCTCGAGAGTGGGAACCATACCGCCTAGGCCGCGATACTTGCTCTCTATAAACTCCTTGACGGTCATACCTTACTAGATTGCTTTTGTGAGGTCGATATTTACGATGGCGCGAGCCTGTGTAATCTCTGGCACCCACTTGCACTCGTACTCCATGAAGCGTCCCTTATTGGTACGCTCCGTTGCAACTAGTACGCCACCCTCTGACTCTGTGTAGACCTTGCCAGGCACGCGGTCGCTAGACTCGTAGGTACGCTTCCAGCGGAGGTAACCGAGGTTGCCCTCTGGCACAAAGGCGAGCTTGCCCTCCTCGAGCATTGGGATATCCTCATCGTTGAACGTACTTACGACCTGAGAAACCACACGCACCTTTGGAAGTCCGAAGCTCTGGAAGAGTGCGGATAGCATCTCAATAGTAAGGAGCCCCGTTACGGTTGCCTCGTTGGTGCCTAGCTTCTGCTTGAAGAGAGCCGTAAACTCATCGGACATCATAAAGTACTTGGCGAAGGTCTCGTTACTCATCAGTACCTCACGGTAGCGGTAACGGCGGTACTTGGTGGCTAGCTTCTGAAGGAGGGTGAAGAGCTTGCCCTTGTCGGTGGTCTTTGCCTCCTCCTTATTGGTTGGTATCTCTAAGTCTAGCACCTGCACACCTTGTGGGTTATCCTTGAGCGTGATGCTTGCTGTGCCGTTAAGCATGAGGTCGGAAAGGACCTTATCCATACGCTTCTCAGGAGCTAATACTAACTCGTTGAAGTCGTCTACTAGGAAGTCGGTAACCTCACGCACGCTGTTGGCGTCCATACCGCTGCGATTGAGGCGGTCGATAAGTGTCTGCAACTGCTCTAGGCGAGCATTATCCATCTGGAAGCGGTCGCCGATGTTGGCTACTCGAAGAGTACCCTCCACTAGCCCTTGGCGGTTGCGGATTGGCTTCTCTGAGTAGGCGTCGATGACGCTACCCATGCGCACAGCTGACTTAGCTCCGTAAGCGGTGGCGAAGATGTCGCTATTGGTCTCACGAAAAGCGAGGTAGTCTCTCCAAAATGGCTGGTCGTTTTGCACCGCCTTTGAGCGGTCTATAACTGCCCCTATAATCTGTGGGGAGCCTAGGATATCGTTGATTGTATAATTCATATCGTTACGCTATTTTGTGGTTAAACTGAAGCGGGGTTCTTTAGGAAAAGAAACCTTCCATTTGCTTGTAGTGCCTTTACAACTGCGTCACTGAGTGGAATAAGCTCTGCCCGCACCTCGTCGGCTGCGTTCACCGCTGTAATGGTGGCTCCACTCTCTACCTTTACGCCTGCGTAAAGTAGTCGGTTGGTCTTTGATTCGTCTGCTCCCTTTGCGACCTTGGCGGTACGCTTCTCAAAGTCTACCACTAGCGGGGTGCCCTTGTCTACGGTGCTCCCGTCTGTGAGGCCAGTGAGGTCGAGGTTGTAACCTCCGCTATCAACGCGGACGGTATCCTCCCTCCAAATCTCCTTGGCGCCTTGTGCGGCGCCCTTGTTGTACGTGATTTTCATCATCTTCTTTTTACTGTTTATTGGTGATTTCGTCTGTTCCCTGTCTAATTAACTTTGCTAGTGGGTCATCGCTTTTCTGAGTGTCGGGGTCGCCCTTATCGGGTGGGTTGACACCGTCGAACCGCTTCCCTGCTAGCTCCTTCTCCATAGCTTGCCACCCTGTCTGAACCTCCGTGGCGTAGGTAGCTACGTCGAAGTCCTCTGGGAAGGTGCGTCCGCTGAGGATTGGTTTGTAATAAGCTTCGGGAATCTTGTGTTCTTTGAGGGTGGTGGTTAATTGCTCCAGCTTTGACTTCTGCGTATTTGCTTCAGTGAGCTCTGTGACCTGCTTGGTGAGTGCGGCAATGAGTGTCCGCATCTCGCTTAGCTCGCCAGGGGTCTCAGTGCCTCCAGGGGCGTTGGTCTCTTTTGGCTTCTGCTCTGGCTCCTTTGGTGGTTGCTTCGCTTCGTCGGCGAGTGCCTTTGCTCGCTTCTCTGCGCTTGAGCGTGCGTTCCGCTCTTTATCGAGCGACCCTTGCACCGTCCGTAGGAGCCCTTCGCAGCCTGCCACTGCTGTATCAATCTCTGCCTCCTCCTTGACGTTGTGAGAGAGGATCTCTGCCACCCCGTCCATTACGTCATCGCCTAACCCAGTATCGGTGTACTTCTGTTTTAGTGCGACCTTGATCTTTTCTTTTAGCATTTCCTTTGTCGTGCTTTTGTGATAATTGATTTACCTAACACAAAAGTAACGGACAATGTAGTATCAATGGGAGCAGTTTGGGCTTTGCAACCTAAACTAAACCCCTTACTTTTGATTGGAGTGGCACCAAGCATGAAAAAGCACCGCGAAATCGCTTCGCAGTGCTTCATGAACAACTTATTACCTAAACTATGAAAGAAAGTGTATTAAAGACGTGTATGTATCTTTACTCTATGCTGTAGGGGACTAACTGTGGGGATATGTGCATTCCTTTGGCCTCCTTTACCTCGGGGTGGAGGGTGGCTAGTGCGTGGAGGAGGAAGTTGATGCGTCGCTGTAGGTACTCGCCTACCTGCTCCTCGTGGCTCTCTACGGCTAGGCGTATGCCGGCAAAGACGTACTTGAAGGCTTCGCCACTGGTGGCACCAGTGCTGGACATCTCCTTGGGGGAGAGGCGTGGGGTGTTCATAATCTGATAGGCGGTCTCCTCGAGCTTCTCTACTTCGGTGGTGACCATCTGGGGGCTTTGGTTCCAGGTGAGCATCTTGACATCTCCTCCGTTCTGTAGCTTGATGGTCTTATTTCGCCCTGTGGGGTTGGAGTTGACTACCTCTATATCGCCTGAGATGATTTGCTTGGGGGCGTAGTGGTAGTCGTTGCAGTCGGCGGAGTTGCTCCATACCTTCTCGATGCGGTCGCGTATGGTGCTAATCTTGTGGCAGAGTGGCTCGGGGCGGTCCATATAGATGAGGGGAAGCTTTTGGAAGCCGTGGGAGAAGCTCTTATCCTCTACTGGCACCCACTCGCCTCGCTCTAGGCGGAAGCCCTGCACGTCGGTAGGGGTGATGTAGCTAGCCCACTCGACCTCTCTACCCTGAGGGTCGCGGGTGGAGTAGAAGCGGTAGAAGCCGATGAGTTTGCCGGTGCCGTCTTTCTCTGGTACGAGCTTATCACCCCTAAATGGGCTCCAAAGCTCTACCCTTAGCTCCTTGGTGACTGGATCCACCCACCAGTACTCGGTTACCATGCACTCGGAGAGCCAGGAGGTGACTACCCGGCGGTTGTGGTACTTTAGCTTGGTATCGTGACCTACCTCTGTGAGGAGCTGTAGCATCTGTCTTTCTGCAGGTGTGGTGGGGGTGCAGTCGAGGAGTGGCTCACGGCCAACGGTGAAGGTGGTGTGCTTCTGCACGATGTCTTGCTCCATGGGGTATGCGATGCGGTTGACCTCCATATCCTTGAGTATGGCGGGGATGAGCTTGCCATCCTCCCAACGCTCGTCTCGTACCATTACCTTATCACGGGGGCGGATGCTCTCGTCAAATATGTCGTGCTTCTGCCACTCCCACTGACGGCGGTACTCCTCGTATTTCCTAGCGTTGTAACTGCTGTATGCTTTCTTGATGTCCATTGCTATCTATCTTTATAGTGATTATATGCCGGTCCAGCACTGCCGCTCTACTTTCCTCTGTCCGAAGAGCTGCCCCCAGACGTAGTAGCGGGTGGCGTCGATGGCGTGATCGTCCTTTCCGACTGGCTTATTGGTGGGCTCGCCAAAGGGGTCTAGCTCCCACGAATAATTGTCCATCTCGTATCGGAGGTTCTTACTGCGTCGGGTAACCTTGATGTTGAGGTCTTGCATCTTCTGTATCCCTGCGAGGATACTGCCGGCTCCTTTCTTAACTGGGTAGATGTTGATGCCTTTGCCTTGAGATCGGCTCCCCTTGTATATCTCGGCTATCTCTCGGGGCTCGGCACTATCGGCGAAGACGAAGAGATCGTTATACTCGGTGGCCTGCTGGAGTGCGTCGATGAGGTCTTGGTACCCCATGCCTCGCTTGTAGAATAGCTCGTCGAGGTAGAGGTCGTTGCCGTGGACGCCACAGAGGACGGCAGCGGAGGGGTCGTTGGTATACCCAAAATCTAACCCAATGGCTCTCTGGCTTAGGAAGTGTGGGAGCTCGTCGATAACTTCGTAGTGAGGGAAGATGAGGCCTTTCTTTTGGTTGCTCCACTGACCTGCTACGACGTGGGCGAACTTCTCGGGGTTGGTGTCGCGGAGCTCTTCGACGGTGGAGATGAACTCGGGTGCGAGGTTGCGGAGGTTGTCTTGGTAGGTGGTGTGTATGTGCAGCACCTGGGGGTGGGTGCTTATCTGCACGGGCACGCCTAGGTAGTCTACGATGCGGTGGGTGTCCTTGAGGTACTTTTGGTAGATGAAGTGGGAGGTGTCGGAGGGGTTCATCACGATGATGACGGTGTTCTTAACCCCTTTCTGACGGAGGGAGAGGACGAGCTTTTCGTACTCGTCGGGGCTGACCCACTCCTCTGCCTCATCGACGACGAAGGTGGAGAGCCCTTGAATACTCTTGAGCTTTGCGGTTTGGTTACCGCTGGAGGCTTTGATACCCATGAAGATGATTTCGGACTGGGTGCGGAGGTTCTGTATGCGGTCCTGCTTGATATTGAAGTACTCGGCGGTGCCGTCGCCTTGGATCTTCTCCAGTACCTCGGGGATAATGGACTTATCGGCACTGGTCATGGTGTAGCGACTGAAAAGGATCTTCTGCCCTTGCTCGAAGGTGAGTCGCTCGATGTAGCGCGAGACTTCATACGACTTCCCACTGCCACGACCTCCTGTGATAAGTACTATGAACTTATCATCATTCAGGTAGAGGGGTTCGTATACGCTGTGTATGGGTGTGGGCATAGAGTGGGAGGGGCTAGGCGTCGGTATCGCCTTCTTCTCCCGTTTGCTGTGGTGCCTCGGTATTGAGGGATAGCCACTTTTTGATAGGGATGCTTCCCTCCTTGAGGTTGATATTGACCTCTTGGGGGTTGTCGCCGAACCCTCTGTGCATACCGTATACCTTCATGAGACGGAATAGGGCTTGCTCGCTGGGTTGCACTATCCACCCTCTGAACTGCTTGGTCTCTGGGTCGATGTCGGGGATGCCAAAGGCGAGGAGCTCTGCGGTGGCCTCGATCTTGTCCATCGTTATTTCACGGGGTGCGTTGAGGGCTTCGCGGAAGCCTTTCTCTTCGTCGCGCCACTTGTAGATGGTGTCGGGAGAGACACTGAAGACCTCGGCAATCTTGCCGATGCGTCCTTTGGTGTCGCGTGCTACTTTTTCGAAATCCTCTAGCGTAGGGGGTATGATGCGGGCTCTGGAGTGGCGTCCCTTTTGCTTGCTCTCCTCGGATATCCTCTCTAGTTTCTCTCGGTCTATGGTGGCTCTCCTCTTCTCTTGCATGGCACTCTTGCTATTACTCTACTCGCTCCACTTGGTCGCTGAATACCTCGCCCTTGATGATGTTGAGGTAGGGGTCGTAACCGAAGCGGTTGCAGAAGTCGCTTTTGGCTTTGAAGGTATCGAAGGAGAGCATGACATAGGCGTTCATGTCCTTGGCTTTCTCCTCGGCCTCTTCCCTCACCTGCTGCTTAACTGCCTTCATGTGGGCTATCCGCTCGGCTTCGCTTTTCTGCTCCTCTCTTCGCTCGGCTTTCTCTGCCTCTCGCACCTCTTGCACGGGGGCGAGCATATCGGAGAGGGCATCGGCGGTGGTGGCTTCGATGTCGGTCTGTAGGAGGTAGTCGCACCCGATGAGGTTGAGGTCTATCTCGGTGAAGCCGACGTCTTGGTAGTCGATGCTTGGAATGAGCTCGCGGAGGGCATCGTAGTTCCAGTCGCCCCCGACGTTGGGGTTGTTGAGGGTGATGTTGAGCTCCTTTTCTTTCTTCTCGTCTACGTCAATGAGCTCTACTCGGAGGGAGTAGTCGTTTTCGTGCGTCTCGGGATTGTACTTCTGTAGCTCATCGAGGACGGATACCTTTTGGTGTCCGCCCACGATGGTGTAGCCTGTCCGCTTATTCACGACGATACCTCCGACCACGCCGTAGAGGCGGATGGACTTCTTGAGGGCTTTCCTCCCCTCTTGTGTGATGGTGCGGGGGTTGTAGCCTGCCGGCTTGATTTGTGACCGCTGTAGCTCTACGGAGCTACTGGTAAAGTACTTATTCTTGTCGCTCATGGTCGTATTCAAATAGGATCCGCTCACTCATCGGGAATGCTTGTAGGACCTTTTGGAGATCTTGGGGTGCGTTGTCGCGCATCCAGAGGAAGCACTCGAGGTTGAACCCTATGCCACCGCTTGCGTTGTGCGAGTAGCGTATGGGCTGAGGGAGCTTCTTTTGTCGCATGTAGGCTAGTATATCCCGCTGTGTCCAGTCGGCAAGTGGATAGACTAGCCCTTGATTTTCGTAGCCGTTGGATTGATAGCCGTTGAGCATGAGGCGACGATTCATGCCGTCGGCTTTCTTCATGCCTATGAATGCGTAGTGCAGACCCGTGCGTACCTGCATCACCTCTACCACGTCACGCAGTTTCATCAGCTTCACCTTTGGGTTGGGGACGCAGTAGGTACCCGAACGGAGTATGTAGGTGAGGTTCCAGTGTGGCACCTGCACCATCTCTATTCGTGGGTATCTCGCCTGGCACCACTTGATGTATCTCTCTATGTGGTCCAGCCCCTCTACAAAGTACATGAAGACGCAGACGATACGCTTAAACTTGGGATAGATGAGGTCGAGCAGCACGAGGCTATCTTTGCCCATGCTATTAAAGAGCATCACCTCATCTGTTTTTGCACAGATGAGGTCGATGCTCCTATTGGCTTGGGCGATCTTTCCCATGGCTTAGCCTGCACTTAGTCCGAAGGCGATACGCAAGTCGCGATACCTTTGGTTTCGTGTGATGTACTTGCCGTTTCGGCCTAGCTTACCGCCACTGCTTGTTGATGCAGCCTGCCTGCCACCTCTATAGCCTGAGGTAGCGTTAACTGTTAATTGTCCTCTGTTCTTGACTCGTCTTGAAAATTAAAGGGTTATAAAATACTAGTAATTGCTTCTCTCTATAATCTCGCCAAGGGTGTAGTCTATCTCTGCCTCGAGATACTCTTCGCCCTCGTAATCGAATGTTTTGGGGTTGTTATCTTCATCTACGATGTAGACAATTTGTGCGTCCTTCACCTCTACGATGATGTAGGGGCGTTTGCCTGAGTAGGCACCTGTGAGAAATTTAATGGCGTCGTACTGGATTGGCTCTGCTTCGAAATCGATATCTTCGGGGATATCATTGCCTTTGTTGCCTGCATATACTTTGCCGTTTACGTCGACGTACTGGATATACCTATTTGCTGTCTTTGGCCGTATCTCGCGGTATTCGTGCGTCTTTTTACCTGCTACGATCTCATCAAAGTACTGCTGCTTGAGATTGAGTGTTAATACTTTCATACTTTTTTCTGTTTATTAGTTGCGGGGACTGGACTCGAACCAGTGACCTCCACCAAGTCAAAGTGGTAAGCTACCCCTGCTCTACCCCGCTGTCGCTCTACAAATGTAGGTAACAAATAGCGACGCGGGATAACTCTGGTTTGTTTGTAATATAAACTATGTTACTTAGTTTGGATTTGTGGTATCAAATGTAGTCTTTTAATCTCTAAATAGCAAGGTTTATCAGCTTGAAACATCTAAAGTCTTGCTTTTCGGTGTCCCAATAGGTCTGTAGGTGCTCGTAAGGTTTGCGCTCACTGCCCTTAACTTCACCGATTAGGTCACTTCTGAGGGTGCCAAAGGCCTGCCTCTGCGTGCCGTCTGCCTTTGTGAACCAAAATTCTACCACCCCCGTTTGCATCTGTGCTCTCAACTTGAACCATGCCCACGCCCTTCTGAGTGCGTCGCTGAATGTTGTACCATAGGTGCGAAAAAGGTACCACGCCTTGCTCATAACCTCGCTCAGGCGAATTCTGTTTGTCTTGCTCATAATTAATCTCGTTTGTGTGTTTAGTGGGGCGGTATCATCTACCGCCCCGTGTTATCTATTAATACCAACTAGTTTCTAAAACTGACCTGCCGGGCCACTTGCGGGCTTTTGCGTAACCAGAGATAGAGATGTAGCCATATTTGTTTATCCTCTTAGTCATGTAGCCCTTCTTCTTGATGTCGCCATTCTTATCGAATACACAATGCGTATCAATTTCATCTGTAGGTACTACATATCTGCTCAGGCTTGAGTCTGCGATCTCTGTCTTGCTCTTTACAGGCACTATCTTGAGGGTCTTCGCTGTAACCCCTACGACTTTGTAAAAGTCTACGTTTGTCTGCTCGTAACCCCAAGTGCTGTAGAGATAGTCACCTACTTTGTACCCCTCGCTGTTGCTTGCTATCTGTTTCATCTCGTTTGTTGCTCGTGTTTAAGTGTTAGCCCTTCACTTTAATGTTCTCGTCTTGTCTTATCTTTGTAGTACAAAGGTACGTATATATATTGACACTGCCAAATAAAATACCTAATATATTAGTACTTTAACTTTGTTTAATACTTATATATACGTACACTATATATATAAGTACTATCTTTGTAGTACAAATCAGAAACTTGATGCAAATGGATACAAACACAGTAGCGAATAGGATTAGGGAGGTCATGCAGTCGCAGGGGCTGACGATAACGGAGATGGCGAACAGAATGGGCAAGGCAAAGCAAACGGTTAGTACCATTTTGAGCGGAGGCAACCCAACCATCTCAACACTCGAGGAGATGGCGAATGCGATTGGCGTGCCTGTTGCTGAGTTATTGCCTGGCACCTCTAGCGAGGAGCTGACGGCACTCGTCTACCACAAGGGAGCACACTACAGAGCCACAACGCTGGAGGAGCTTAGGGGAATTGTGGAGGAGCTGGAGCGGGCAACGGCTGAGGCTAATTCGGCTGAAACTTCTGCCAGGAGTGACGACAGGTAAGTATGTAGTGGGAGGCGTTGTCAACGTGTGGGCAGAGGCACATAGTCATTTCGCCTGTAGCTTGGGAGGGTCGGCGGTGTCCGTAGGCGTGCCGGCACTCTCCGCATCGGTGGATAGGCTGCTTCTGCCCTCTTAGGGGGCTTCTTCGTCTGTTCATCTCGCTTTGTCTTTTAATATCTCTAGGGCTGTTTCATCTACTTTCTCTCGGAAGGGGTGGATCAGCTGATACCGCACGCGCACTTCTCCTGTGAGGTTGCTGGTGTAGCTGTAGTTGATCCGGAGCGCCTGGGAGAGTTCGCGGGTGATGCCTCGCTTCACTCTCTTAGTGGCTAGGAGGCTCTCAGGACTGTAGAGGCGGAGGACTACGGCGATGCATACTTCCTTCTCCTCAAATGGCTGGAGATCCGTTGTTCGCACTTGGTGGCAAATGGATTTGATTTCTCGGAGGTCGGTGAGCGGCGGAGCTAGGAGCAAGCCTAGCTCTCTATTAAGCTCGCTCTCTAGTCTCTTCAGCTCTTTGTACTTCATGATTAGTTTTTCACACATTAGGGGTCTTGGCTTTTGCTCCCGTTTGTATTTCTGCTTTTATGGCTTCCATAAGGGCGTTCTGCCCTTGCTCTTTGCTCTGGAGTGCTTTAACTACTCGCTCATCTAGTGTACCGGTGGCGACCATGTGGTAGATAGTCACGCGCTCCCGCTGTCCTTGACGTGCGAGGCGTGCGTTCATCTGCTGGTACAATTCTAGGCTCCATGTGAGGGTGTACCAAATGATGATGTGCCCTCCGCTCTGTAGGTTAAGTCCGTGCCCCATACTTGCGGGGTGGCCGAGGAGGATGGGCACTTCGCCTCTGTTCCATGCGTCGAATACGCCTAGCTCGTCTATGGTACGTGCCTTGGGGAAGGTCTTACGCAGTCGCTCTAGCTCGTGGCGGAACTCGTAGACGATGATAACGGGGGTGTGTATCTCTTCCATCATCTCTTTGAGTCTCTCTAGTTTGGCGGTGTTGGTCTCTCGGTAGCTCTGGCCGTCTTCTGTGTAGAGGGCGCCACCTGTCCACTGTCGGAGTTTGCCACTTAGGACGGCTGCGTTGCTGGCGGTGATGAGCTCCTGCCCCTCGTCTGTCTCTAGCTCTAGTACCTGCTCTCGCTGGAACTGTCGGTAGGCGGTGAGCTCGCTGGGGTCTAGGGCTACTTGAATGTCGGTGTACCGCACGGGTGGGAGGGTGAGGTAGTCTTCGCTTTTCATACTGACGCAGATGTCTCCAATGGCGGTGTAAATGGCTTGTTCTGCCCCTGGCTGGAGCCCCCACTTGTAGACGATGTGGCCGTTGCTCCAAAGGGGGTAGAAGTATTTCTGCCGGAAGTGGGTGATGTAACGGCCGAGCCGTGCTCCGCTGTCGAGGAGGTAGATTTGGCTCCAAAGGTCTTCAAGGGAGTTGGGGGCGGGGGTGCCTGTGAGCCCTACTACTCTGATGTGGGGGTAGGTGCTGAGGTAGACTTTGAGGGCTTTGAACCGCTTGGTGCTGTGGCTCTTGAAGGCGGAGTATTCGTCGATGACTATCATATCGAAGAAGGGTGTCCGCCCGAGGGTATCTAGTAGCCAAGGGAGGTTGTCGACGTTGATGATGTAGATGTCGGCGGGGGTAAGGAGGGCGGCTTCTCTCTGCTTCTTACTGCCTAGCAGCTTACTGAAGCGGAGGGTGCGGAGGTGGTCCCACTTCTCTGCCTCGCTGTCCCAGGTGTGGAGGGCGACTCGCTTGGGGGCGACTATGAGGGTATGGCGGAGGGCGCCTCTGTGCATCAGCGTGGCGATGGCGGTGAGGGTGCTGACGGTCTTGCCGAGCCCCATCTCTAGGAACACGCCACAACGTGGGGTGCTGAGTATATGCTGTACTGCTTTCTTTTGGTAGCTGTGGAGGTTACTTGCGTTTAGTCTCATGGGCGTGAGCTTTGAGCTCGTCAAATCCCATGAGTATGCGGAGGCCGAGACGCTCTGCGAAAATCTTTTCTATCTGGCACCCTGAGGAGTGCTGCCACCCTGGTAGCATCAGCACGGCGTCGCAAGTTCTGAGTATCTCGAGGTCGCGGAGCATGTGAGCGGACCAAGGGGTATCAAGGGGAAGGCCGTTATCAAGTGGAGAAATGGGGAGGAAGTCGGAAAACACTCTAATATGCGTTTGTGCGGCTTCAAAATCCAAAGCGACCTCTCGGTAGTCTCGACCGCTAATCGCTCCAGAGATGTAAATCTTGAGTTGTTTGCGGGGCTGTCTTGCAAAGCTAAGCACTTCCTCTAGGCTCTCTTTGCTATCCACCACAAAGACGGGGGAGCCGATGGCTTTTAATTCTGCCTTGCGGATCATCTGAAGCTTGCGGAGCTTCTCCCCGGGGGTCTTAACTTCCACCCAAAAGACGTTGCCTCCCTTTGTGATGCAAAGGCGGTCGGGGTACCCTGCCTTGAATGGGTTGGTATATTTCTCACACCACACCCCTAGGGAGTGGAGACCTTCGGTCAATTTCTTTTCTAAATACTTTTCGTTTATCATATCCTACTTATAAATTTAACATTTCGTTCGCTACTTTGCGGTTTGGGTGGATTGGATGGCTCAGAGATTTGCCAACTCCTACAGAAACCCTATTCTACATCCCCATTTACTCTATTTCCTATGTAAAACACCTATTTTATGTTTTTCTACTATTCTCTGATCCATCTGATCCATTGTAGTGTAGTTAGTAGTTATATAGAGGGGAGTAGGGGTGGATCAGACAAGAAATTCTCTGATCCAGTCTGATCCAGTCTGATCCATCTGATCCACTTTTGACCCTCCAAGTGGATCAGAGAAGTTGCAAAGTGGATCAGAGTGGATCAGAGAAACTGGAGTCTGATCCACCTCTTTTTCACAATCTTTTGAATACCTTTTGTCTTCCATACCCACCAGTTACACTTTTTCTACCCTCTATCATTTCCCAGCCATCTAGCTTCTTGAGGAGGTCATTAGCGATACGGCTCTGGCGGTTGCCCTTGCCGTTGTCCATCATAAAGAACTCATTTACCACCTCCACGGCCGATACCTCATTGCGCTTCTCCGTGCCGATGCTCTTAAAGCCAAGGGAATGATCACGTATGTAGGCCACGCCACGCTTCTGAGCTTCAAAGTAGGCTCGTCGCTCATCCATTTCAAAGGTATGCCAGTCGATGGGAAGGAGGAGGTCAAGGAACGCCTCAAGGGCGCCGATTTGGTCATTATCAGAGTCGAACTCCTTCTGTAGCTCCACGAGCTCCCGAGCCTCATTGCGGTCGAGGTATAGGGGCGTCTTGCCCTCCTTGTAGAGATGATACGCCTCCGCCCACACTTGTGCTACATCTTCGTCCGTGAGGTCGAACACACTCTTTTCAGGCGTGCCACACTTCAGTATCCAGAAACGGCGGTTACCCGAGCTATCACGAAGGAACTCATCGTCGTTTGTTGTGGCGAAGAAGACGCACGTACGCTTCACCGCCACCTTCTCACGGGCGTAGGCAGGTCGGAACTCGTCACTCTGCTTAGAGACGAAGCTCTTGATCGTGTTCATATCCGCCTTATAGAAGCCCTCCAGCTCAGGTATCTCCACAATCCAAGACCCCACAACCGCCTCCTGCATCTTATTACTCTTCGTATCCAGCGTGAAGGAGTCCATGAAGTACTTACCGCCACCTGCGAGCCGCCTAAGGATAGAGCTTTTGCCAATCCCTTGGTCGCCCACGATGACTATAATCTGATCGAACTTAACCCCAGGGTCAAACGCACGAGCCACACACGCCACCAGCGAGCGGCGGGATATCTTACGATTAAGTGGAGTGTCTGCCACCCCTAGGTACTTCATAAAAAGCGTGTCCACACGGGGTACCCCGTCCCACTTCTCACGGAGGATAAACTTACGCACTCCATTCTCACGGAACGCATCCTCCCTAACTACTGCGTCTAACATCATCTGGAGGTCATTTTTATTCTTAATCTTATACACCTTCTCAATATAGAGAGCCACCTGAGCCGTATCGGCATCCGTCCAGAGGTCACCCTCCTCACGCTCCCACTCCAGAGGTCGCACGATCACCTTATCCCGCTTAAACTCATCGTAAACGACCCGTCCCTTGATAAGGTTAGGGTCATTTCGGAGGATAGTATAGAAGTTGTGGAGGCTTGGCACTGTTGCCCCCTTCTCCGTTACCTCCAGCTCATCAAGCCAACTATCATCAACCGCTTCCGCCTCCACTGCCTCCGCCTCATTGTAGACGGGCTCCAGCGGCTCCCCCTTTTGGGCTTCTGCCAGCTGATACTTGAGGTAATCCTGGCGCACCTCAGGGATACCGAGGGCATACTTCTGCATCGCCTGGTACGACGGCCTGCGGTCGATCCGTGTCGTCGGTGCCACCTCCTTATCCAGGTGCCCAAAGAGCGCGAGGCGGGTCAAGTCCCAAGAGTTAAGGAGCCGACTTCCGAGCGGATCCGTAGCGTGGTAAGAGTAGAAGAAATCCCCATCATCATAGACCGCTACCCCTCCAAACGATGAGCCACTAGCATACGTAAACCGATTGAGCCCCGCAGGGACGTATAGCCCCGATAGCACCTCATTCAGCACGTGATAGACATCAAAGGTGCGACACCAAGAGCCGATGATATTCTTCTTCTCCCTAGGGCACTTCTGGCGAGCCCCTGCCACCGCTTTTCGTTGCTTCGCACCACTCACAGCACCGACGCCCGGCTTATCCTTCGTCGGCCACTCCGATAGATCCGTCCAGTCCTTATACTGCTTTAGCATGAAGTCCACGTCCAGCGGTTCCCCGTCCTTAGCGTGGTAGAGAATAGGGGCATCCTTCGGGGCCGAAGCCCAGTACATCAACCGCACCGGTTCGCAAGAGGTCATATCCACCTCATCTAGTCCGATGCCCTCCGCCATCTTATGTGCCACTGCAGAGTACTCCAGTGGTTCGCAAGGCCTAGAGAGAGGGACAATCACGCGGTAGCGAGGCTTCTCCGTCGTATGCGAGTGCGTAGAGTGGACAATCATCGCCAGCCGAGGGTTCGGCTTCTCAGGGAGGGCAGTTGCCTCATCCACATCGATCGTCAAGAGTGTTCGGCACTCCAGATTGTCATTCTTCCGATTACCGTCCGCCTTTAGCACACCCCCGACGAAGCCCCCGACATCCTTCACATTGCCACGCTCCTCACGTGTCATCGCCTGGTACTCCTCCAGCGTCTCCTTAGTTCGTACCGGCTTACACTTTTCCTTTAGTTCCCCCCACGAGATAACCGTATTATGCCAGTTCGTATCCCTTCGGGAGCTTGCCACGGCTATCCTTATCTTCGCCTCATCATTAATCACTTCGTTTCATAGTCTAATCACATTAGCACCCCTCCACCACGTAGTAGGTTATTTATTATTCAGAGCATACAGCTCATTCGCACACTCCTCCACCGCCTTACATTCCTCATCGGACAGCATAATATCACAGCTCCTTTCCCTATCCCTTATGTAGAACTCCCTTCCTATACCGTATTCTGGTGCTTTAGTGTAGTTGTTGATGCTTACGATGATATAATCCATATCAATTAGACCCCTATCCGAGAACTCCGCACATATTTCAACCGACACCTTATTATTGATAGCTTGGTGGGTAGTCCTCCAGCCTCTAATGTCTTCAGCTTCTTTTGCAATCTTGCCTGCGATCTCCTCCACCAGTCTATCCGTCTGCTTGCCTCCAAACACCTCCTCGAGGGTTGCCACCCCCGAGGCGATAGCGTCGTAGTTAATCTTATACCTCTTCATCTTACATCTGGAAGCTCTCCACATTCAACATCTTTATCCACTAGCTCTTTATCCAACACCTCCTCTGCCCAAATCAAAGTCTCTTGCAAACCCAGTCCATCCACGCTTGCAATATCGCTCCATTCCAAGTTGGAAAATATTCGCTTCCTAATCTTTGCACGTACTTTCATCTTGCCAAACGTGAGTATTAGCTCGTACTTCCAAACTTCAATTCCCATCCAGTGTTCGCACCTTAATTCCAACACTCCACCCTCTTGTATCAAAGGGTCGGTAAATCTCCAATCTTGTCTCATATCTAGTTTGTTAAAAAGGTCGCCACCGCTGTCGCTTGAAGTGAAACTGTGAGAAAAAAGTTTGATTGTTATTAATTCATTCTTTTTGCGACACTCCCCACCGCTGTGGCAAAGTTGCGGTGGCGACCTCTGTTTTTATCAAATCATCTTTTGAAACTCCTCCCACTGCTCGTCTGTAAACTTCTCGCAGTCTACATCAGATAGATAATCAATGGCTTCTTCAAGACTTCCGAAGATCTTTGGGTCTACAACGTCCATTCCAGCCCAATCGGAAACCCTTACATAAAAGCGGTCAATGGCGTCAAACTGTATGTATAAATGAAAATCCAACCGCATTCCATTCTCTTCAGCCCACTCTCTTTCGGCTTGGTACTCTGCTGACAATTGCCCAAATGTCGCCTGCCAATTCTCCCATCTCGTGTTCATTCTTCACCTCCTTTCTCTTTTTCAAAATAAAACACCCTGTCAAAAGGCTTCTCTTCACTTATTCCGTACCTTTCGCATACTCTTGATAAATACTCTTTCCTCCTTATAGTACGTTCTAACTTTGTCCTTTTAGGCAACTTTTTAAGTCGTATATGTAACTCCCCTAACAGCCAATTTCTAAACTCTTCAAGCGGTGTTGCATTCTTATAGTGATTACAAATAGGACAAGCAGGGTTCAGGTTATTAATCTCATTTGCTAATGCCATACTTTTACCGTTCATTTCAAAGTGACGTCTTGGTGTGATGTGGTCTACTTGCATTTCCTGAAGTGTTATTTTATGTCCGCAGTATGCACATCTACCACCAAATTTGTTGTATATCTTTTTTCTATCTACCTTCATATTTTCAAACTCCTCTAACGTCATACATTTAATCTTATGATAACTGATCTATACACTCAAAAATTCTCCTTGCCACCTCTAGCACTATTGCATTTCCGTACGCTTTGACACTCTCTGTTCGCCACCTAGGAAAGGTAATAGAGTCCAATTCTCTGGGAATCCCATCATCTCCTCCACATACAGGGGATTGAGAAGGGAAGTTGCTCCACCCTCTCGGGGCTTTTCTGGCTTGTAGATAATCGCTATTGCATCTGTTAGATTCCCCCTCTTTCTGTTGTCCGTTACATTCCCCCTTGCAGATTGAACTGTTGGAGTTGGTAACAACATTGGAGACATTGGCTTCATTCTGCCCTTCTCGTCTTGTACTTTCAACCCTTGTGTCATTGGAGTAGGCAACAATCCAGATCCTATCTCTGCGGTGCGGTGCTCCAACGGAGACAGCCGGTATAATAAATGATTGGACGCTATATCCTCTCGATTCAAGTGCTTCAATGATTTCGAAGAGGATATATTGATCTCGCTGCTCATAGACTTCGTAACTCTCTCCGAATAGATTTTGACTGCTCTCCATCTTAGTCTTCTCAGAGGGGTGTACCATTGAGAGGAGTCCAGCAACATTCTCACCAACAATCCAAGTGGGTCTGACCTCATCAATTGCCCTAAGCATTTCCGGCCAGAGATAGCGGTCATCTGTCGAGCCTTTTCTGAGGCCTGCTGTACTGAAAGGTTGACATGGAAATCCTCCTGAGAGAACGTCAACCTTGCCTTGCCACTTTCTAAAGTCTGTTTCTTTGATGTCTTCATAACTTTCTGAATTAGGAAAATGATAGTCAAGCACTCTTCTACAAAATGGGTTCCACTCGCAATGGAATAAGTTCGTCCACCCAACTTGCTCGGCTGCTAAGTCAAAACCACCAATGCCAGAAAACAAACTACCATGCGTCATCTCTCGTCATACATCGCATCTATTATCTTGTCAATCTCTTCTTCCGCCTTATTCAGTAAATCCACAAAGCTATCACACCAGGGTATCTCGCCCGAATCATTGCCATAGTCATAAACCTCCAAGAGGTAGTACCTCTCATCTTTGCTAAATCGCATCGTGAATTTATACTTATCGGGATCATAGAACTTCCGGTATAACTTCAGCTCCCTACAAATTACTACCTCCCTATAGTCCTCACCGCAATACCTCCACGGGCTCAGCTCAACATCTTCTCTATTCATTTTCCTTATTTCTTATAGTAGCTCAAACTCGTACACAAAGACGTATGGGTTTCTTGCCCAAGTATCTTTTCCACTAATCTTATCTATTAACAGTGCGTAGGTTTCTCGTGGAGTTCTTGCTCTTAATTGTTTCTCTAAACCCTTTGCGTTGTAGTATGTTATAATATATTCCGTATGAGTTGCAGAGTTACCCCAATTATTGCTTACTTCTACCTCCCTAATCCCCTCTAACATACATTCCTCTTCTGTTATATCTTGTAGTCGTTGGACTCGCACGTTGGTGATTTTGACTTGGTGAGGCATTAGTTTAGCCTTGACATACATCTTGTTAGAGTACCCCTTAACTTTACTTTTGATACTAAGTATATCAGCATCTTTAGCAAGGTCTTCAAAACCTACTCCTGCATCTTTGTAGTTCTGAGCAACCGCTACTACTTCTCCGACTTTGTAGGGAGCACGCTCTAATAGAAAGTCCTCTACACTCACGACAGAACACGGAACTCCAACATTTTTTGAAGCCAGTTCATACTCTTCCAGCAAGGAATTATATTGTTCAATCAATCTCGGACTCGGGAACCTCCTCGTCTGTGGCTTTGTACCATTTAGCACGGCATCTGTTAATCTGTACTTGTCGTTAAACATTATCTTCTTCATACACGCAGTCAATTCCCAACCAATTCCACTTCGTCCAGCTCCAGCTCCCACTCGTCACCCTCGTTGCCGTCAAAGTCTAGGTATAGAGTGGCGTGCCTCGGGTCATCTCCTAGATACCAAAGAATGCCCGTAACGATTAGCGGAAATCTGGTACGCTTGTCCCGCACCTTGTCGCCTATCCGCAGGTCTGTTACCTTTAGTTGCTTACTCTCTTTCATCTCTCAAAATCGCCTCTACATACTTAACAATTCGCTCATACTCCCTGCCACTTCTTTCACTATCGGCATAGGCTTTCTTTATTAGTTTTTCTCCTGTGCCGTAGAAGCACCCCACTTGCCACCTGTTGTTACTCCTTGTCCACGTGAAATATCGCCCGCTGCTCCACCAGTTTTTAAAAACGATATAGTCCTCTTCGTCTGACACTATAGCATCTCTGCCCACTTCTGCATCGCCATACACTTCCGCAATGCCGTGCACTTCCGCATATCCATACACTTCAGCTTCGCCGCACACTCTAGCATTGCTGTGTACTCTAGCATATCCATACACTTCTGCATCGCCATACACTTCCACACTGCCGTACACACACGCATTGTCGTACACTCTAGCATTTTCGTACACCCTCGCATTGTCGTACACTCTAGCATCGCCATACACCTCCGCACGTCCGAACACTTTAGCTACTCCGCACACCTCCGTATCTTCGTACACTCTAGCATTTTCGTACACCCCCGCATTTCCGTACACCCTCGCATTGCCATACACACAAGCATCATCATACACCCAGCAATTGTCCTCGTGTGATAGGTTCTTTTCGCTCTCGACAAAGCCCCCCTTGTATCCCTTTCTAACACACCCAAAGTCTCTGAGGGCTTCAATTCTGTACAAGGTATGTCCGTCTACCTCTATAGTTTCGTCCTCTAGTCGCTTGTATTTCTTCTCTTCCATACTCTCATCTCCTTTCTAGTCACTGCTAATAGCACCACACACACAATGTTCATCGCAAAGCTTGTAGCCACTAAATAATCTCCGCACCCTGCACTAAAGCCAGTCATCAGTAGGGACATCACAGCCACTAAACGAATCACCCAGTCAATGCAAACGTCTATCTTTGCTCGCTTCCCCCGCTCCCGGACCTTAATCCAATTATACCACCTCGTGGCATCAAACTCTTCTCTTGTCATCTCCTTTCAGTTATTAAGTAATTCTTAAACACTCCCCTCGCTCGCTGTCATGTAAAAAGTGGGGTGGTGCTACTGGTCGCGTCCTAAAGGGGGAGTAATAATTTTTGGCACGCACCAGCACCCCCCACCGCTGTGAGCGAGCTAGACACCACCCCAGGGTTAACTACTTCATCTCTTCCTTCATCTCCGCCAGCCTATTCTTGCCACGCTTATTTAGTCTACCGAGCAACTGAAGGGCATTAAGGAGTTGGAACTCCGTTACCCCTGCTTCCTCCCAAAGCTTATCCAGTAGCTCAGAGTAAGGCATCTTGAAGCGGTGCTCCGCATAGACCTCTAGGCCGACGCACATATTCTGAATTACCTTGCGCTTCTTCATTGCCATAGCTAGAAGGGCAGATCCTCGCCCCGCTTATTAAATGGAGCTTGTGGCGTCGGCGTCTGAGGCGTGGACTGCACCCCCTGCGGTGGCATCTGATACCCCTGCATTGGAGGTTGCTGGTAGCCCTGCATAGGCTGTGCGAAGCCACCCTGAGGAGGCATCTGCATACCCATACCTGCTTGTACGGGAGCCACTGCGATCGCATTCACATTGCTGTACCACTTACCCTGATACTCACGGCTCTCCACAGAGATTTGCACCTGCACCGACTGCCCCACCTGGAGAGGTACGATACGGTTGTTAAACATATCAAAGGCGATATACTTCGGATACTGATCTTGCGTCTGTAAAACCGCCGTCTGCTTCTTCCACTCCTTGCCACTCGCTTTGCCTACTCCATTCTCCTCTGGGAGAACGTGGGTGATAACACCTTGTACAATCAAATTACTCATCTTAAAAACATTTATTAATTACTGAAACTTATACTCTCTAGTCTAAAGGTGACACTCGGAGCACCGCCCACATAAGCCCGAAGTGGCAGAAGCTTCATAGAAGCCACCGTGCCATTACGTGGAATACCCTCTATCTTCATCGGGTCGAGGTCGCTCGCCCTCTTTGCTGTAAAGTAGTAGCACCCCTTGTATAGGGTGTGCCCCTTCTCATCGCCATCCTTCAACAGGTCGGTATCGTCAAGCTTCGCCCCCATTGCCCAAACCGCATTAACTATCTGCTCCAATGTGCTGCAGTCGTCCTTTGGCACTAACACGTCCAACCGATAGTAGCTCTTTCGCTCCGTAGGCCTCCGAACTGGTCTTAGAATGTGCAGGTAGTTGACCACTGCCCGTATCTCTATGCTCTTCTTCACTTTAGTAGGAACCTCCTCGCCCCAGGCTTCTCAATGATATACCGCTTCGCTATCTCAGGGTGGTCCCTTTCAAACGCCTTGCGATCGAACGAACTGACACCATTGGAGCCCCGCCAAGTGGCCAGTAGCTCACCATGAAACGTTAGCTCAGTAGCGTCACTCAGCGCCAGCTTAATCTCTTCCTCTAGCCTAGTCTTACCCACCTCTAGCTCTGCGATTTGGTCTTTCAGCATCTTAAGGCGTTGGCACGCCTGGTAAGTACTCGTATTCGCTTCCACCTCCTTGCCCTTAGTGCCGATGCCGTACTTTGCTAGGATATCATCACTATTGATAGGCTTAGGCTCTTGCCTGCCTTGGATATTTTCACGCCAAAAGCGATCCGCAGACTCCTGAAGGAAGTCGTAGAACTCAGGTACCAACTTGATGTGCTGATACCCAAACGTCCGTCCAGAGGAGAGCCACGCCAACGTACCCTCGTGAATGCCCGTCACGCCCATATTCATTTGCAATTGGCAGAACCACCACTCGGGCAGGTTATCAGAGTCTACCGTCATCTGAGTAGTCTTAATCTCCACCACCTCAAGAGTGCCGTCCGCTCTCGTGGCGTAACGGTCGGGGGATACCCTCAGGTGCGGTACCTCATCATGATATACAATGAAGTCACCCACACTATCGGGGTCGATCATCGCCCCCGTCTCATCTGCATAAAGGGTGGCTACCGTATCCTCCATAAGGTGCCCCAGCTTCATCGGCAGGGTCTCTTCCTTTGCGGGGTCTAGCCCCAGCTTTCTCCGCCAAAGTGAGTAGGGGGT